AAGGCGGGCGGTGGCGGACTGGGCCGGATAGTTGGTTTCGTTGCGTTTGTTGGTCAGCCGGGCCGGCCAGGTCGAGCCCACGAACACGGTGTCGGCGTCTTGGGGGTCGCCGGCCGCGAACACCCCCCTAGCCAGGCTTTCGTAGAAATAGCACCAACAGGCCCCGGTCGGCTTGTACAGGCCGAACACACACCCGTAGCGGTTCAACAGGTCCAGCTGGTGGGCGGGGTCCCACAGCCGGATGGTGCACTGGCCGGGCTGGATGTCACCCCTAAAGGTGCCATCGCCCAGCTTGTGGGAATCCCCAGTCCAGCGGGCCTCCACGATCAGCGGATTCAGATCGACCAAGGAGGCCGAGTTGGTGCCGACCTGGTACCACCAGCGCCAATCGGCCCCCCAATCCTGGCTGGGCGGCGCCGCGCCCTGCCATTCGGCGGCATCCCATATGGCGGCGCCCCAGGTGTTGGCCACCGGTCAGCCGCCGAAGAGGGGGCGCAGCTCGGGGCGGACGTGACGGCGCTGGTAGTCCCGCAGGGCCTGGTAGACGGTTTCGGGCAGGTCGGCGCCGGGGGTGGCGTACACGGTCAGGTACATGGGGGTGACGGCCGGGCCGGACCCGCCGGGCAGGGAGAACGGATTCAGTTTGCCCAGGATGGACCCGGCCCCGGATGGGATTTTGCCCAGCCAGCCCAGGGCGTCGGACACGGCGTGGCCGATGTCTTTCAGGGCGGCCAGCAGATCGTTTACGGCCCGTTTGGAGGTGGCCAGATATCCGATCAGAATGCCCAGAGGGCCGAACATGGCGCCGATGATCATGGGCCAGTGAGCCAGAATCCAGGCCCCGGCCACCTGCAGGGCATGCCACACGTCTTGGATGATCTGCCAAAAGAACCGCCAGTTTCTGACGACCAGGACCACCGCGGCGATCAGCCCGGCGATGGCCAACACCACCAGGCCGATGGGGTTGGCGTCCAAGAGGACGTTAACCACGGCCTGGATGGCGGCCCAGGCCCGCAGAGCGATATTGAGGCCCAGGATGACCCCGGCTGCCACCGCGATGACCTTGGCCACCAGCGAGACGATGGCCTGATTCCTGGACATCCAGGTGAATATGGGCTGGAGCATGGTCAGCAGCGATTTCAGGACGGGTAGGAAGGCCTCGCCGACGGCGATTTTGGCCTGGTCGATCGATTCCTTGTAACGGGCCATCTGGCCTTCGGCGGTCTGGCCGAAAGCGTCGGCCTGGCCGTGTACCGCTTGGGTCAGGCGGGCCATGATGGCCGTGGCCGACAGCTGGTGACCGGCGGCGTCAGTAGTGGCGATGCCCATCTCTTTCAAGGCCCGGGTGTTGCCCTCCTGGGCCCGGGTGATATCCATCGCGGCTTCTTTGACCGAGATGCCCTTGTATGCGGCCAGGTCTTCGGCGGTGCCCAGCTCCGAGTGGGCCTTGGCCGTGTTGCGGGTGGCGGTGATCAGCACCGTGTAGGCGGCGATATTGTCCTCAGCCGACTGGCCGGTTTTGCGGGAGGCGGCGTCGATCTCCTCGAGGGCGCCGGACATGCCCTTGGTGGACACCCCGGCGTTCTTATAGGCCTGGGCCAACTTCGACACGCCGGCCTCGTGCTCGGCGGCGGCCTTGGTGGCCTCCCCCAGCGCCCCCAGCACGGCGCCGGCGGCCACGGTGGCGCCCACCTTCATGGCCGACCAGGACCCGGAAGCGTGCTCCTTGACCTTGTCGAAAGCGCCGAGGGCCTTCTCGGCGCTGGCCACAATGTCAATGTTGAGGGTGGCGGCCTTAGCCATTCGTCTGGCCGATCACGTCTATCAGGGTGGCCAGGTCGCGGGGATCCTCGAGCCACAACACCGAGGGGGCGATACCCAGGCGCACGGCCAGGGCGGCGATCATTCGGCCGTAGCCGTCCCGGTAGGGTCCGCCCCGGTTTTGTCCTCCAGCGGCACCACGAACGGGACCTGGTCGTCGAAGTCTGTCCAGCCCAGCCCGTCGACCTGGCCGGTACGGGACAGGTAGGCCCAGGCCGAGGCCCGGGTAAATCCGATGGGGTCCTGCTCGGGGTTGGTGGCCACCGCGATCTGGGCCCGGCGCATGTCGCGCTGATCGGCGTGGGATTCCAGGCGGCGGCCGTCATCGAACACCACCAGCATGTCCAGGTACGGGAGCGTGTAGTCAGCCAGCTCGGTCATGTGGCCGCGGCCGCCTTATCTATCCCGCCCTGAACTTCGCGGGTCAGCCGGTCCAGCGGGGCCCGGTCGCGTAGCCAGGTGGCCACCAGCCACGGCTGGCGGTGAATGCCGTGGCCGGGCCAACCCCAATGGATCGGCGCCGCGTAGGGGACATCGGCGGTGACCCGGATGCGGGTTTGGCCGGCCGGCTGGACCGACACCGACCCGGCCAGGCGGCCGGTGCGGCGGGGGGCGTTCGGCCCCGAGGCGGCCTGCAGCTCGCGGCCGGTGGCCTCCAGGGCGGCATGGGGGGCGGCCAGGTCCCGGCGGATCTTCTCGAGGGCGGCGGTGAAGGCGGCCTGGTTGGTGACCTCGACGCGCAGGTCGTCGCCCATCACGGGGGCGGGGTGATGGTGGCCTGACCCTGGACCGGCCAGGCGAATTTGGATACCACGATGGCCCCGGCGGCCAGCTCTTCGGAGTCCCAGCCGTCGACTATGCAGGTGCCGGTGATGGTCGGCCCGGTCGCCCCGATGGGCAGGAACTCGAACGGCATTTCCTCGCTCTGGTGGGTCAGCACGAAGTAGTACACGCCGGCCGGGTCGGTCATGTCCAGCAGCACCGAGCCGGTTAGCGACCAGGAATAAGTGGCCGCGGCTTGGACCACATCTCCGGTCAGGACGGTTACCGCGGCGTCGCGGGTGACCGATTGGGGGACGCCCACATTGGACACCTGGGCCTCCATCTGCACTCCGGTGGAGGTGTCGCCCAACTTGAGCGTGCCCAGCAGCTTGTTAACTTGCGTGGCCATCGAAAACCTTTCCTAGTGCGGTAACGCCGGACAGGCCGGCCAGAGAAACGTCCAGGCGGTAGCACGGCCAGGTGTCGTTACGGACGGTGACGGAGGTGGCGGTGGTGACTATCTCGGCCCAGGCCAAAGGTGATAGGGCGGCATAGACGGAATCGAGGGCGTCGGCGTCGCCGGCCAGGTTGTCGACCCCCCGGATGGGGATCAGGTACACGTAGAACAGGGTGACCTGGCCGCCCGACAGCGGGGCGCCGGCCTCGGTCACCGTCCCTATGCGCACGTACACGCAAGGCGGGGTGATATCGCCGTCCCGGACCGCCACGCGCAGCCCGGCGGCCTCCAGGGCGTCGACCAGCTCGTCTACCGCGGCGGCCACGCTCACGCGACGGGCAGCTTTCCGCGGACCAGAATGCCGAGGGCCACCCGCCGGTAGTACGGGGAGGCCACCGGGTTCAGGGAGTCGAGGCCTTCGGGGCGGTTGCGGTTTTCGTACCACCATTGCCCCAACAGCAGGATGGCCTCGAACTGGCCGTCGTCGCCGGCCCCGGCGGTGGCGTCCAGGCCGGCGACCGCGATGGCGTCGGCCTGGGCGGCCAGGTTGGCGGCCGTCACCCGCCCGGCGTCCTCGCCGGTAGCCAGGCCGAGACGGTCGGCCAGGTCCGAATCGGCAGGCCAGCCGGTGGCCACTACTTGGCGGCCTTGGCCTCGCGGCCGGAGTTGCCACCGCCAGCGACCAGGCCCTCAGGATCGGCGATGGGGGTGGTGTTGGTGATCACATGGATGCCGCCCTTGTACTGCGACCAAAAACCGACCCCGGAATACTTCGTCAACTGCAGCACCTTCACGTTCTCGGTGGTGCTACCAGATGTGGTGGTGGACTCGAAACGGAAGTTCATGACCGGGGTGGCGAACACCACCGCCGAGGCGATCGACTGATCCAAAACCAGGGTTTTGTTGGCCGGCATGTACGGGCCGGGCCACAGCGACACGCCCTGCACCTCGAGGGCGGCGAAAGCCTCGGAGGACGACCCGGCCGAGTTGACGCTGTTTCCGTACGGCAGCAGACCGCGGCCGGTGGTGTCATTGGCCACCGCCGCGGCCGAGTATTCCTTGGTGGCGGGGATGGCGTCGGTGGAGGTGTACAGGGTGCCGGCCGCCATGGCCGCGAACAGGCCCCGCAGGGCGCCGATAAAGCCCAGACCGTCGGCGTAGGTGGAGCTCCAGGCGGTGGAGTTGCCCGCCGCGGTGAAGAAGGCCACCGCCCGGGTTTCGACATCGTTCAGCCAGGCCCGCTCCATGGCGTCCAGGGCGATCCGGTCGATAGCCGGGTTCGAGCCCATCAGCAGCCGCCGGGAGAACTGGTAGGACCCCTCGACTTCCACGATCGACACGGTGTCATTGGTGGTAGCGATATCGCCGGGGGCCACCGGGGTGACCTCGTCGGCCGGGAGGCCGGACAGGCCGGTCTCGGTGACGGTGCGGGGCAGCTCCAGGGTGTTGAAATCCGGGGTGCCGTACTTGGCCAGCACCGAATACAGCGGCGCCTTGGCGGCCCGGAGCGGCACGAACCGGTCCGGCAGCCAGCGGGGCGGGGTTAACGCCGGGTCGGTGACCGAGGTGCCCACCGCGGCCTCCAGGTCGGCGCGGCCGCCGGCCAGATGCACGGCCGCGGCCCGCACCAGGGCCGGCTCGGCGGCCATGGCCTGGGCCTTGCGCCACCGCTCGGCCTCCACGCTGCCGGGGTTCTCCCACGCCGCGTAGGCGTCGCGCACAAAAGACGGGCCGCCCAGGTGGTGGGGCAGGGCGTAAGGGTAGGCGTCGCGGGTCCGGGCCGGTGCCGCCGACGGGGTAGCAGCCGCGGCGACACCGGCCGCGGTCACGGTGGCCGAAGGCTCGGCGGGCGGGGCCGGCTCGGCGGGCGGGGCGGCGGGCGGTTCGGACACGAGCGTCATGGGGTTCCCTTCGATTGCACTAGCGGTAACGGCGGACACCCGGGCGGCGTCGAAAGCCGGTTCGGACAGCAAGGCCACATGGCGGCCCTTGGCGGCGGTGACCCACATGCCGCCGGCCTGGTCGTCGGAGGCCTGCACATCGGCCGACACCGACAGCCCGTCCCGGAGGCCCTCGGAGGCCTCGGCCAGGATGGCGTCACCGGACGGGCCGGCCGGCACCCGGAAGGTGGCCTCCAGGCCGGCCTCGGTGTCGGACGAGGACACGTACACGGCCACCGGCTTGGCCGGGTCGTGGTCTAAAACCAGTTTGGCCCGGTCCGACAGGGCCAGACTGCCGCGCTGAAAGGCCACGTTCTGGCCGGTCGACACCCGGGCGAAAGTCCCCCACGGGACGACCAGCCCGGAGATGGTCCGGCGGGCGCTGTCGGCCCGGACCGGGGCGGCCGGGGCGGAAGTGGTGATGATCACGGCGGTGGTGTCCTTCCAGGAGTGAGCGCCGGCCGCGGCGTGGCGGGTGGCACCGCGGCCGGCGGGGCCGGCACCGTCGGGACGGGCGGCGGGGCGATGTCGTCGGGGATCTCGAAGTCCAGGTCCAGGACCTGGGAGAGGGCGTTCACCATGGCCGGGGTGGCCCCCGACTTGAGGGCGCCGACCATGATCTGGACCCGCTCCAACAGCGGCACCCGGGTGAAGGCGTCCCGGTCGAATTCCAGGTACTGGCCGCGCGGCGTCACATCGTTCGCGCTTAACCGGCCTTCGATGGCCCGCAGATAGGAATCCAGGACGTCGTCTAGGAAGGCGGCCCGGTAGTCCTGCTGATTTGTATAAACGTAAGACGAGCTGGAGCCCATGGCCGCGCTCACCAGAACCGGGTTGACGCCGGCCATGCGGGCCAACTGGGTGGCCATGTATTGCCTTGCTTCGACCATCTGTTGGTCGGCGGCCGACCAGCCCAGGGTGCGGGCCTCCAGGTTTTGGGGGGTGTAGGCGGTGGCGCCCAGGGCCCGGGCGGCCTTCCAGGCGGCTACCAGATCCTGGGCGGCTGTCTCGGAGAGAGGTTCCCCGCCGGTCTGGTGTAAATCGATGTTCGGCAACGGCTCGGCCGCGGCGGTAGCGGAGCCGTTCTCCAAAGCCACGGCGGCGGCGATAGTTTGCCCGCCGTAGTTGCAAATCCCCTCGTGGGGGCCGTCGATGACGATGACGTCCTCGCCCGGGATTTCCTGGTTCATGTAATAGACCGGCGGCTGGGAGGTGTAGTACCCCCAGGCCAGGGCGTCCGGCTCGTAAAGCAGTTGGCCCGGTTTGACCCGTCGAAAATCCATGGGAAAGCCGGTGGCGTCCCGGTGGAGGACGACCAGGGTGGAACGGCCGTTGAAAAACAGGTCATCGATGATCCACGACCAGAACAGGCTCGGGGTGATAGCCGAGGCCGGGTCGGGGTTCTCGCACCAACCCGGGTCGATCTGGTCGCCCTCCCCGTCCGGGTTCTTCCGGTACCGCTCGAGCGGCATGGATGCCACCCCGCCGGCCAGCTGGGCCCGCAGGTAGGCCAGCGTCGGCACCGACATCGCTTGGGAGCGGTCCGCCCCGAAGTTCAGCCAGCTCCAAGCGTCCGAACCGGACCCGGTCCGCCCGCCGGCCGCGGTCACCTTCGGAGATGCGGGCGCGGCGGCGGCCTCTAAGTCTCCCAGACGACGCTCCAGGCGCCGCGCCCGCGAACCGAACATTACGGCAATGACATTGATGTAACTCCGCTCAACGCGCAACAGCCACGAACGGGGCCGGCGGCAACGGCCGGGTCCTCGCCGCCCAGGCGGCCAGGGTGGCGGCCACCAGCGGGGAGATGTCGCCCTCCGAGTGGCGGCGCGACCAGGCCCAGCCGTCGGCGATGACCCGCCGGCCCGCCGAGGCCAGGGTGTCGTCCAGGACGGCCTGGCCCCGATGGGCCACACTGCGGGCGCCGACCTGGTCCACCAGATCGGCGCAGGCCCGGCCCATCTGTCCGGCCCCGGTGGTCAACACGTCGATACCGGCCAGCTCCAGGCGGTCGGCGATGGTGCCGGCGGCCAGCGAATCGGCCACGATAGAAGCGAACGGGTGGGCCCGCCGCCAAGCTCGAATATCGGCATCGAGCCAGGCGGCCCCCCGTTTGTACGCCAATATTTCCACCATTACCCTGCCGTCCGGGGTAAGGCCGGCCTGGGCCAGCGCCGCGTTGGCCCGGTCGGCGGACACATCGAAAGCCAGGGCGGTAGGTACGGCCGGGGCGTCCAGGTCGGTCAGTGACGCCCAGGCGTCCAGGTCCAGGGCCTGGCCCAGCTGGCGGGGCCGGGGCCACACGTTCAGCACCGACCGTTCGAAGGCGGCGATATCGCTGGAGCGGTCCAGGTCGGCGGCCAGCGCCGACTCCCGGATGGTGTCACCTAGGGCCGGGTGGGCCGTCCACCAGGTGGCCGGGCTCCTCGGGTCGTAATCGGCGGCGGTGGCGTCGGCGCCCCATTCGAATATGGCGATACCGGGCCGGCCGGCGGCCAGGGCGTCCTCGGCCCGGGCCAGCCAGCCGTCAAACCAGGTGCTAGCCAGGGTGCCGCCGGCCGACACGATCCAAGTCTGCGCTCCGGGTCTGGTGAGCTGGGCCGGGAACACCGCCAACTCGATCCCCCGGCCGGCGTCATCATCATGGGCCCAGGCCTCATCCACAATGGCCATATCCACATTGGTGCCATGCAGAGCCGACTCCACCGGAGCGAAACACGTCGCGCTACTGCCGCGGGCCGGCAATTCGAACGATTCCCCGCCGGCTCGCATCGACACTTTCAGGCGGCGGGCCAGCCCGCTCGAGCGGAGGATGGGCAGCCATTCCCGGCGGAAGGTGCGGCCGGCGTCGCCGCCGGTTTGGGCCGTGTACCACGACTGGGAGCCGGTCTGGCCCAGGACCCGGCGGGCCAGTTGAGCCAGGGTGATAGCGGTCTTGCCGGCCCGTCGGGGTACGTGGAGTACTACCACCCCATGGATCATCTCGCCCGAATCGGGGTCGTGCTCGCCGGCCACATGGTTCACCGCTGACTGCCAGGCTTGCATGGGCCGGCCGAACAGGGCGGCGCCGACCGCGTCGACGGCCGGCCCCCACGACGGGGCCCCGCTAGGCGGGGTGGCCAGGCGGGGTGGGACCTGCAGCCGCTGCCAGAAGCTGGTCGAAAGCATCGCTCGCCGGTCCTCCCACATCACGTAGGCGGGCCTCCAGCTCGCCGGCCAACCTGAGGGCCTGGGCCTCGTGGAACTCCTTACCCTCGGCCGCCCGCAGCTCGTCGCAGCGATCCGCGCACGTCCTAACCAGGGCCACCAGCAAGGCGTCGCAGTCCTCCAGGCGGCCGGCCGAGCGGAGGGCCTTTAGGGTGCGCTCGGCCTGGCGGCGGACCCGGCGGGTGGGCCGGCCGCCGTCAGGCTCGAACAGGTGGACCTGTTCGGCGTCGCCGGTCACGTTCTTCGGTGTAATAGCGGTCGAATTCCTCGCGGTGCGCGTCGCGGAGTCGACGGACGGCGGCCCAGTAGGCGGTCAGTTGCTGGCTGGCCTTTTTGGATCGATATGCGGGGTCGACAGGACTCATCGCCCCGAATCGTAGTTACATTCGCTGGTTTGGGGGTCGTTTGGGGAGAAAAGGCGAGC